TCGGAACTGATATAATCCGTGAACCTACTTAAGGAGTATTATTATGAAACTTTCCACAAATACGATGAGTATTTTGAAAAACTTTGCATCAATTAATGAGGGTATCTTTATTAAACCCGGCAATGTTATTGAAACTATCTCTAAACAAAAAAACATTCTTGCGAGAGCAGAATTAGCCGACACGTTCGAAGCTGAATTTGGTATTCACGACTTGAATAATTTCTTGGGTAACATCACACTTTCACGTGATGCACAACCTGAAATTGAGATTGAAGAAAAGAACATCATCATCAAAGGCCTTGGTGGTCGTTCTAGTACCAAGTATCGTAAAGCGGCCAAAGAGACTATTCTTGTTCCACCCGATAAAACCATTTCTATGGAAAACGCGGAAATCAAGTTTCCACTTGACGCACAAGACCTAGAATGGATTTTTAGAGTTGCATCAGCACTTGGTTCACCAAACATCGCCTTTGTTTCTGACGGTGAATCTTGCACAATCGAAACTTTTGATGCAAAAGATGATGCATCACACGTTAATTCAACAACTTTGAATGTAAATGGTACAGGTACAAAGTATCGTATGGTCTTTGCTACAGAAAATCTGCGTTTTGTTCCTGGTGCATATGAAGTTTCTATTGCTTCTAAAGGCATTGGTCACTTTAAGAATACAACTGTACCGGTTGAATATTGGGTGACTACTGAAACTGGTTCCAAGTACGGAGAATAATTATGACTACTGTGAATACTCTATATGGTTCTTTCGATGAGAACCAACTCAAATCGATTCGTGATGCACTCTCTGAAATTTCTAATGAAATGACGGTAATTGATTCTCACAAAGAAGCTATCAAAGATGTTATTGATGCACTCTATGATAACTTCAAGATTCCTAAAAAAGTTCTCCGCCGCATGGCAAAAACTCACCACAAGCAATCTTTCCAAGAAGAAGTGACTGAAGATAATGAATTCGAAGCACTCTACATTGGTATGACTGAAACAAAATGAACCCAGTCGGCCGTAGAAACTTTGCAAAAAGCCTAGGGCTGGTTGGTCTACTCGCAGTTGGTGTTGAAGGTTATAAACAAGTCAAAGAACGTATTGTATATAAGCAAGATGAACTACCAACCGCGGAGTTAGAGAAACAACTTGAAGGAAAACCAGTGTTGCAACTACAAGCAATATATGGTGAAGAATTACCTCCTGCAAAAGTATATGGTACAAATGACATGTACATTGTAGGACTTGGAGGACTTGGACCAACATACAAACCTGGAACAGAAAAATATGTTGCAGTGAAAATTGTACCAGGTCCTGATGGTAAACTTTATGTCAAAGAGAATGACACTTGGCGTAGAATGTGATACAATGATGTTTTATATTATGGAGAATTTGAATGAGCAAACAAATGTTGTGGGTGGAAAAGTATCGTCCTCATAAAATTGAGGACTGTATTCTTCCGGAGTCTATTAAATCTACCTTTCAGGAATATGTTGACAGAAAAGAAATCCCAAATTTGCTACTTACTGGATCCGCAGGGGTCGGTAAAACAACGATTGCAAAAGCCCTCTGTGAAGAAGTTGGCTGCGATTATATTGTCATCAACGGATCGGACGAAAATGGCGTTGACGACATCAGAATCAAAGTCAAGAATTATGCATCATCAATGAGTCTTTCTGGTGGCCGAAAGGTCATCATTATTGATGAGGCTGATTACTTGTCTCACAATGCCCAAGCCGCACTTCGTGGCTCTATTGAAGAATTCGCAATTAATTGTTCTTTCATTTTTACTTGCAACTTCAAACATAAGATTATGGAAGCACTGCATTCCCGTTGTTCTGTTGTTGAATTCAAATTACAAAATGGCCAAAAAGCTAAAATGGCCTCACAATTCTTTAAGCGTCTAGAATGGATTCTTTCTGAAGAAGGTGTAACTTATGATAAGCAAGTGGTTGCCGCTGTTATTACTAAACACTTTCCAGATAATCGTCGTGTCTTAAATGAACTTCAAAGATATTCTTCCAACTCAGATAAAAGTATCGACAAAGGTATTCTTGGCATTGTTTCTGATATTAATATTACAGAACTTGTTAAAGCATTAAAAGCTAAAGATTTTGGTACGTCACGTAAGTGGGTAACTAATAATCTTGATTCAGATAGTGCAACTATCATACGTAAAATCTATGATAACATGTACGAATATTTGTTACCGGATAGTATTCCTATTGCTGTTCTGGTCCTTGCAAAATATCAATATCAGGCGGCCTTTGTTGCAGACCAAGAAATTAATTTAGTTGCTTGCTTGACTGAATTGATGGTTGAATGTGGATTTAAGTGAGATATATTATGATGACACGTGAAGAAAAAATGGGAGAACTGGGTTTGACTGGTGAAAAGGTTGTAACGAATATGTTAAATCGACTTCATCCGGGTCTTGTGATTGAACATTCTATCAACAAGTATGACCATGAAAAAGATATGCTCGTTGACGGTAAAAAAGTTGAAGTTAAAACCGAATCACCTTACGTTTTTGCCAACTGTTTTTCCTTTCGGCCGAACCAGTTGAACAAGTGTAGGAAAGTTGACGTTCTTTATATTGTTTCAGTTCCACATATTAAATTCAAACACTTCTCGGACGGTTGGGTTTACCGTCTATCTCCAAAAGAATTTAGGACAATTGAATACACAACCAAATTTGGTACTAAAATGATTGGTATTCCTATCAAACAGGAAGCATGTATTCCTGTGTATAAAATGTCCGAAGAAGAAATCGTCGAACTGATGAAATATAGCCATACAGATTACAAATAATGGCCGATTTATTCAAAGACATTGTTCCAAGTATTTTACTGTCTAAGAAAGATGTACTTGAGAACGAAAGTGACTATGCACCATTCATAGTAAACCGCTCACTCTCATATCACATGGATTGCATTTTATATGCGAACCAGATGAATATGAATCACAATTTACCTAAAAAACTTCAATATCAATATCTTCTAAATACCATCAGACCTATAAAACGAAAGTTTCAGGCCTGGCAAAAACAGGTCGTGGTTAAGGACTTGGATTGTGTGAAAGAATATTTTGGCTATTCAAATGAAAAAGCTAAAGAAGCATTACGCATTCTATCAGAAGAACATATCGCTTTGATAAAAGAAAAACTAGATAAAGGCGGAGTGAAGAAATAATGATTAAAATAGAAGACATGGTAGAGGTGACCTTGAATGAAAGAGATGATTTCCTAAAGGTAAGAGAAACACTCACCCGCATTGGTGTAGCATCAAAAAAAGAAAAAATTTTGTACCAATCTTGCCACATCCTGCATAAGCAAGGCAAATATTATATTGTACACTTCAAAGAACTATTCTCATTGGATGGTAAGCCAACAGACCTAACCGAGAATGATATCGCTCGGAGAAATACTGTTACCAATTTATTGGGAGATTGGGAACTTATTAAGATTGTCAATGCTGAAAAGACCAAGGAGCCAACTGTGTCTTTGTCTCAGGTAAAGATTATTTCACATAAAGAAAAAAATGATTGGCAGTTAGTACCAAAGTATAACATAGGTAAAAAACCACAACCGGTGGATAAATAAAAAGAGCCCACCTTAGGGCTGTTTGATGCTACGGTAAAAGGCGTCCGGGCAATTGCACTGTCACCCGTTAGTTGACCCTGTATTAAGTAAGCAGGTATACTATGCCTTCGGGGTAGTAATTTTAATTAACTCGCTTTTAGGAGAAAACTATGACACATCTATCATTGCCATACGGCAAATCTTTGCTTCCATCCACTGTTGGTTTCGACCGACTACTAAGTACCTTTGAAGAATTCGACCTTCTTCCAACAGGTGCTAAAATACAATCTTATCCACCATACAACATTCTTAAAGAAGATGATGAAAACTACACGATTGAAATTGCCGTTTCGGGTTTCAAACGTGATGAAATTGAAATCACTTCAGAAGGTGGAAAACTTTATGTGAATGGATCAATCAAGACTGCAAGGACTTCCGATAAGTATCTACACCGTGGCATCGGTACAAGGGATTTTTCCCACAAATTTGTACTTTCTGAAACCATTGTGGTAAAAGATGCCGATATCTCTGACGGTCTATTGGTTATCAGTCTGGTAAACATCATTCCAGAAGAAAAGAAACCACGTAAAATTGAGATTGGTTGTAGCAAAAATACAACAAAAGACTTGACAAAATAATGTAAGTCTGTTAGAATCCTTGTAAGTAACTCGGATTCTAACATGGAAATCTTCTTATCCTCATATAGTCTTTTTGTCTTAGGTGCATTCCTAGGCGCACTGTTGGGTCGGACATTTACTTTTGGAATCCTTGCTGTTTGTTTTTTAATTATGTTGATTAGATTATGAAAATGTATAACCCAATTAAACTCCGTAATAAAATTTCTCTATCAGAAGTGTATTACACATATTCTCATTGGCCATCTAAAGACATTGATGGTGTTGAATTTTTGTCGGTCGTAAAACAAGTACCCTCACACTCAAACACACAAACCATTCACTATATGCGTAAAGATTCCTTGGAAAAGGTTAAGGCATAATGAACAAACATTCACTTGACATTGCTATGGTTTTGTGTTATAATTTAGCCATACTTGCCGGCACTGTGTGTGTTGTTCAATTTTATGATTGGTCTCCTTGGTGGTTCCTGGTGTCGGTTATCTGTTTGTTAAATTTTAAAGCGAAAGAAGATTAAAATGAAATTTGCACTTGCATCCGATCTCCATTTGGAGTTTGAGACAATTGAATTGAATAACACCGAAGGTGCTGATGTATTAGTCCTGTCCGGTGATATTTGCGTTGTCAAAGATTTGGCTTTTACAGAAAGTATTCGTTCTGAAAAATGGATGAAGTTCTTTACACACTGCTCAGAGCAGTTCAAAGACGTAATCTACATTATGGGTAATCATGAACATTACCACGGAGACATTGCTAAGTCTTATGACCAACTACGTGGTGCTTTGTCTGGATTACCTAACATACATGTGATGGAAAAAGAATTCATTACCTTTGGTGATGTGACCTTTATCTGCGGCACTCTTTGGACTGATATGAACAAGGAAGACCCTAATACTCTGTATGGTATCAAAGGTTACATGAATGACTACCGCATTATTGAAAACAGTAATGAGATGGTGAGTTTCAAGTCTCCTGTATATGGCACCAAAGAAGATGGTTCAACCGACTATCAAAATGTGGTGAGTCAGGAATTTCATACACGACCAAGTAAATTTACTCCAGAAGTTTCTGTAATTGAACACAAGGCGATGTTGAAGTTGATTGATGAAGTAACAAAGTATATGGGGTCCGAAAAGATTGTTGTTGTTGGACACCATGCACCTTCAAAACTTTCCACAAAGCCAAAGTATCAAGGTGATGTAATGGTAAATGGTGCATACAGTTCTGATCTTTCCGAGTTTATCTTGGATCGTCCTCAGATTAAAGTATGGACACACGGTCACACACATGATACGTTTGACTATAGAATTGGTTCTACTCGGATTGTTTGCAATCCACGGGGTTATGACGGTTACGAAGACCGTGCTGACAATTTTCAACTACAATACATTGAGGTTTAATTATGCCATTATTTGAAATTGACGTTCTCACTACTTTCCGCAACAAGTATGTTATTGAGGCGGAAACGCTTGAACATGCTTATGATGAGTTGGTGATGACTGAACATAATCGTGAGTTTGATGAAGTAACA